TTCTTCGCGCTGAACTCGACATTGGTCGTACCGGGACTTGATGCTGTGATCTTGGTTGACTCATCAGCAGTGGATTCTGAAATCAGGTATCCAGTCGCATTGCTGGTCTGCACCGGCAACTTGTATGGATTGGTCGGCATTGGGAATGAATTGAACAGCGCGCCGACCTTGAGCTGCAATTCGATATTGATCATCACCTGACTGGAAAACCCGGTCGGAACCCACTCCGCGCCATAGCCAGCATTAGCAACCGCCATCGCCTTGCGCACGTCAGGATTCTGCTTCATGAAATTCTGAACCATCTTGTACTGCTTGGTATCACGGTACACATCCATGAACCCACGCCCGGCACTGCCCTCGCTTTTGCGTTCCTTTTCCGCCAGCACCGACGCAACCAGGTACGCCGTGTCATTCAATTCCTTGAACTGCTCGATCTTCTGACCCACGTCACGACCTTCAACCAGCTCCAAGGTTTTGAGACTCGTCAATATCTTGGCGGTGCGGTACTCGTTTATCGCCTTGCTATCCATCCCGCTCAGCATTGTGACAACTGATTTGTTCAATGCATCCGGGTCACCAAAATCAGTGGACTGGAATTCTCCACTGCGTCTTTCCTGCTGCGCCTTCTGCGTGAGCTCGATCTGTTCCTTGACCATCTTTTCCATCAGAGCCAGTGTCTCCTGAGAATCGGTGGTCTTGTTCTCTTTCTGTTTTTCCCACTCAGCATGAATTTGCGCCGCAAGTTTTTTTACTTGCTCTTCTGTTAACAACATATCAAACCTCCAAATGATTAATTCAGTTAATTAAATGTTCCTTCACCATCTTGCGGCTTATTTGTTTTCTTTTTTCATCATAGCTACTATTGCTCTCGCTATCTCATTGATCACATTGTCATCAATTACCGGCTGCTCCTCTTTTGGCTCTTCTTCTTTCTTCCCGAACTCTGGAGCGGTCTTATTGAATTCAGCATAGTGCTGTTTCAAGTGCTCATATACTTTTTCACGGATGTCTTTTGGGATCGACTCATTCTCAAAAAGATCGATCGCTGCCTTGGCAACCCCGCGCCACACCGTGACCATCTTGCCCTCGATCACGTCATGATGGCAAAACTTGTAAGTGAACTTGTCTTCACGATTAAACACATACCCGAATGCCTTCTGGTATTTCTGCAGGTCATCACCGGCATATTGATTGATATTTTCAATCACGTCAGTCTCATTCCAGTTTGTTTCTTCAGCGGCAAGGTCAAATTTCTCATACGCGATGACCGGATCCTTGTCGGCGATAAACAATTCTTCTTTGACGATCTGGCGAATCAAATCTCCCATGTCTGGTTTTGGCATGCCCTTTGCTTCTGGCATTTCAATTTTTACAGTATTTGCCTTGTTTAATTTTTCAATCCAGCCCTCCGGCGTATGATCAAAATTATCGTCGGTGAAAAAATCCTTGATGATCTTGAACGCCTTGTCCTCAATCTCCCCGCCCGCTGACGCGAGCATCTTCGTCAGCGCTGCCTGGTTGGCTGGCACCGGCACCACGCTGAACTCCAGCAGTTCCCACTCGGTGAACGTCCAGCCCTTCTGATCAGGCAATGCCGGGATGTCGCTCCAGGTCAACGGCCTGAACCTTATGCTGCCAGCGTTTAAGAACCCGGTCTTCAACTTGTTGTGCACTAACTTTGAGAACGGATCCTGGAGATCGAACTGTACCTTGGCCGTGATCTCCTCATCGCTGATGGCGAGCGTCTCCGGCAGTATTCTTCCGATCGGTGGGATCGACATGTCATGCGCCCAGAGCACCACCGGATTCTTCTTGTAGTCATCAACCTTGGCGCCTATCGGCAGGATCACCTCGCTGTCCCGGTCGACGACCTTCTTGGTAAGGATAAAATCGACTGTTCCGTCCTCGGCAACTTCTTTTATCTGACACAGTTTAAACTGCTTTAAGTCCATGTTACACCTCGTAAATTTTCGGCATATATTTTATGACCTGTCGCCGATCCCGGTCTTTAAAGATCATTCTAACTCTTCAAATCTTATTCCATCATCTCCTGCATATGGCTTTCGATGTTTAACTTTACCTGAGATAATGTCTTGTGGAATGCCTTTTGGATAAGCATCACAAGAAGCATTATTTGGATACTTATGCTTGCATATTGCGCAATCAGAAATTTTTATATCATCCTCTAACCATATAAATTTATCATTAATTTTCATTATAATAATTCCATTGTAATTTGTCTAACATAATAAGTCGTTCCATTCCTAATAACCTCTAATCTTTTTGTTTCAATAATTTTAAATTTAGAATCTCTTCTTAATAATATCTCTGCTTCTTTTCCATCTGAACGTGCTTCCATAAATGCAACATTTGTTTCTTTCTTAGCTAATATCTTAAATGTTACATTGTAATTTTTTGGATCATGGGAAGCCCCACCGAAATTATATATCACATCATTCTTCATTGAAGTACTAATAAATCCAGAATCTTCTATTATTGTTCCCACTAAATTTCCTTTATCAAAATTATTTGAAAGATCATAAATGTTTGCTCCACGATATAATATTGTATCTTTACCTAACTTAGCGTTTATGTCTGAATCCATTTCATTAATCATGTTAGTTACGTAATTAACTCTATCTCCTTCCATTTGTCGCAATGCTTTATCTGGATTTCTAAGTAAATTGTTGGTGTCTCTATAACCATTTATTTTATATTCATCAAGTGCATTAAGTTGCCCTGGTGTTAAATTTATATTTTGTTCTTCGTTTAATTTATTATGAAGATCAATATAGTTCTGATCATTTTTTAAATTTATTTCTTCATACTTATGTTCAGTCTCTATATTTTCTTTTGCTTCGGCAGTATTCTGATTAACTGACAAATCGGTCGCCATCAACACACACCGCTCGTTGTAGTCCTGCGGATACTCCATCTCCTGGCCGTCCGGCAGCACGAACATCTCATTGTAATTGACCACCACTCCGTCCATGGGGATGTGCGTCTCGCGAACCATATCGTCACGGGAGGTCAACCACATCTTGCGCTCGAACTCCTCGCTCTGGTCAATGCCGGCCATGATCCCGCCGTTGGTCGCGGCCATCGCCTCGGTCTGTGCAATCAAGTTTGCCCGGTTCTCAGCCGCTTTGCCCAGAAGATATTCTGATAAAACTTCCTTGACTGCCAATCGCTGTGCCGCGATGCCCCCTTCAATATTATCCTGCAGCGCCTGCTCTATCTTGTATTTGATCTTCTTGTCGGTGGTTTCATTGACAAAATGACTAAACTGATTAACCCGCTGACCAAGGATCGCCCTGACCACCGGCTGGTTAGCATCATAAGATTGCCCGGTCATATCAAGGATCTGTCTTGCAGCATCACCCATCGTCGCCGATATCAATGGGCGAGTCTTGTCGGCCAATCTTTTTTCCCAGTAACTGGTATTGAAAACGCTCGCCTTGATCATCGCCTTGCCCATGTACTCTGTAAGGTTGCTGTTTATTTCTTTGTACTGCTCTTCAAAAAATTCCATCACTTCTTTTGTAAATACCTTCTGCCACTTGACTGCAGCACGATATCTATTCTGCCACAGAGTGCGGCGCTCATTCTGGTTTAAGTTTTTTTTTACAACATAAAGAGAATCTGAATCCTTTAAATTTTTCTGCTCATCTTCCACGTCTTCCTGATCCGCTGTGTCAAGTTCCGTGTCGGTCGAGGTCGATTCATCCGGCTGTTGATTAAGATCGGTCGAAGTTGAGACCGCTGGCTGCTCCACCTCAAGCCCGATCGGCTGCGCCATTGGCGGCAGGTAAGTAACATCCATCTCCGGCTCTTCAATCGCGTCAAGCCCCAGCACGTTGGTCCTGATCTCGTTCGGCGTTACCGCTCCCATGCCAAATCCCATCTGGTAATCCTGCATCATGCTGGCGCGGTCTTCCTTCAGCGCCTCCACATCATCATAATCAACTTCAAGAATGATGTCATCCTGCCCGGTGATCGCCGGAAGCAAGGTTTTATTTATCAACCCGACGACCTTCTCGTTCTTCGGGATCAAGGTTTCTGTCCACGCCATCTTACGATAAAATTGAACATTGGTGAAGGTCTTTTCGCCAAGCCCCATCACCTCCAGGCTCAAACCGAAGGAGGTGATGATCTCCTCGCGGTTCATCTGGCGCAGTTCCTTGAACTGCATGTCGGTCATGTTCATCGAGTTGATTGATTCAAACTTTAACCCGCCCCACAGGATCAGCAGCTCGTGCATCTGCTCGACGGACTGGTACTTTCTTTTAACCGTCGACTCGAGCCGATCAGCCTCAACCTTGGTCAGCTTCTCATCAGTACTGAATACCCCGGACGGCCTGCCGCCCTGCTTAAAAAATTGCTTGTTGAAATATACTGCATTGAGATCATTCTCAGCGGCATTGCGCACGGGTCGCAAAGGCGAGAGCCCGCGCCACTGGTTGGTTGGATTTATGTAGTGAAGATAAAATACCCTGTCGGCTGGATATGAATAAACAGCTCCGTTTGACAACATACGCCGGTAGCCGGTGATCCCCCTTTGCCCATCGGTGAGCATCTCGACTTCCTCGGACCGCCAGTCCGGATACAAGGCAACCAACATGTTGTTCCTGACATCCATCTCCCAGAACATCTCGCCCTGCATCTCAAGGCGAACCAAGCTCTCCATCTTGAAGTCGTATGGTGTCTGATATTTGTTTGGTGATTTAAAGATATAAAGACGAGGGTCGTCCGTCACCTCAATCTTATCTTTGCCCTTGACCTGATAGAACTTCCACTCAAGCCTGGCAAGATTCGAGGCGATATAATTGATACAGCGATAAGCCCAGACCACATTCTCATAGATGATGTTTAGTGCAACCTGGTTGCCATACTGATCGGTCGCGGTGTCAGCGCCCGGAGTTATTCCCAGTCTCATCAATGCTGTTTCAAGCGTTCCCTTTTTGGGATTGTATTGCTCCAGAATATCTGAAACTGCTTTTATCATAATTGCATCCAGATTAAGTATGACATCCCAATGATGAAGCTGATAAAGGTGGCAGCAATCAGGAACAAAGCCCAGCCCAGTCCATAATACAAGACAAACTTAAATGACCAATGACGATTAGGATCATTCAATATTTCTTTTAGCTTTGGCTGGCTCTGCAGCCAGATGATTGACGCGTAAGTTGAAAACACAAGGAATAGGATCAAGCAGGTCGTGAAGAATATTACTGCTGGCAATGTTTGCATTGTTTCCCCTATAATAAAAAAAGCCCTCAGAAACTTTTAAAGTTCCAAAGGGCTCAGGTTGTGCTGGTCTGCCCTCGCAAAAAACTACTATAATATAATATGTAAATGACTCTAAAAAAAATAATATTTATAATATTTCAACTCTCACCCACCCACCCTGCCTGATTGCTGAATCCCAGTAGAGATGCAAGGTTCACCTGAAGTATGAAATTGCCCGCATCTACTACATGGAAGACAATACAGTTTAATCACCCCTTTTCCCTCTTCAAGAAACTACTCCACTTACCGATGCTGCGCATGCTGGCGTTTACCTCAAACCCTTTGATCACTCCATCCAGCATGTACAGAGTGACATGCCCGGTCAGCCCGCGCTTCATCGCATCCTTGATCACCTCATTGTACAAGACGTCCAGGTCTTTCTCGTCAAAGCACTTTATCTCCATCCGGGAATCACCCATCACGCCTTCTCCCACTCAATATTCACATCATGCGTCTGCTGGCTGTTGCTCTTGATGTCCAGGAAGTTCTTTATCTTGATACGATAGCCGTCCAAGAACTTCTGATTTAATGCCTCTGGGCTATGCTCGGGATTGGTACCGCAAAGATTCGGGCATACATCCTGCACCCGGTTTATCTCGATGCCCATCACCTTTGGATTCTTGTATGCAATGATCTCTGGCTTATTAAAATCCCGGTTAGAATTCATCGCGCCCTCCAGCCAGTTCGGGGATGTGTAGTCCAGTTTGTCCAGCAGGTCCAACATCCAATCTGTCCGCCTGACCGTGGCGATTAGTGAGTTGGGATAGTACCAATCATTCCTCGGATCGCCGACTGTCCACTTCCAACGCAGCAATGAATGGCCGGGATAAAACTGCGGCTGCTCAATGGTCTTGTTATGACAATATCCCCAGGTCACGTTTTCGCCAAGCTTCAAAGAGAACCCACAAGTCTTATAATCAAGTTCCTTCTCCCAGGCACTGTCAGCGAATGGACTGATCTCCCGGGTGACCACGCAGTCATCGCTGAAGAAAACGATGAATGGATACTTCGCGTAATAATTAAGCTTGGTTATTGCCAAGAGCAGAGTTCTGAAATTTCCCATCTCTTTGTACAATGTGATACCATTGTTCAGATCAGATACTCGCCCATACCCACATTCAAAATCAATGCTGGTCGCTTTGTATAAGATATGAATATCGCCAACCAATGCAAATTTTGTACGAATAGTCCTCAGCAGCAGATCAAGTTGTGCTGGCCGGTTCCTTGAAAATACGAGACAGTTTAACATCGTGATTTTTCCTTTCGTAGTCATGCAATGCTTCCTTAATTCTTGTTACGTGATCAGCAGTCAAGTCAAAACTCGACGGCAGCCAGACTCCATGGACGCTGAGGTTAACCGTCTCGGGATAGATAAAACTTTTCTTCCAGTTCTCATATGTCAGCAAGGTGTGCAACCCCGGATAAAAATCGCGCACCGTAATCTTGCGCCGCTCCATAAACATCTTGAACTGCTTCCTGTTCTCGGGCATCGCGTACAAGAACCATGGCACAAAGTCCGGCTCGTAACCATAGATGTCTTGCCATAACTTCTTCTTAAATAACGACCGCTCAGTCAATAGGCTCAAGCTCTTTATCTGTGTCAATAGGACAATCGCCTGCAGGTCGGTAAACTTAGCATTAATGCCGAAGTGCGGATAGTCTTCCACCCCGCTAATCTCACGCCCGAAGTCCTTCATGCGCCTGAGAATCCTGTATATGTCCTCGTCATCACATAACACCGCCCCGCCCTGTCCGCAGGTGACGATCTTGTGCGGCGAAAAACTAAGCACTGACATCTCTCCGATCGACCCGGCAACCTTGCCATCTTTACCATAACTATTAAAAGCCTGACAGGCATCCTCAATGATGAACACGCCCTTGCGCACCGCCAGGTCTTCGATCTCCTGCACGCGCGCAGGTATCCGCCCATTGACATCAACCAGGATAACCGCGTCAATCACCTTCTTGTCCATTAGTGTGATCACGTCCCGGCCAATGCCCCAGTCATCCGGATCAACATCAAGCGGGATTGCCTGACTGTCAGCAAATGTCACTGCGTTCGCTGTCGCCGGGTGGGTGAAGTCCGGCACTGCTATTTTTAATCTCTTCTTATTCATCTCCATCAATACCCGCACTGCCAGGATCAAGCCCATTGTCCCGGAGGGCACCATCACGCAATGCTTGCGATGACAAATCTCAGCGATCTTTATCTCAAGCAACCCGGTGAACTCGCCCTCGGTAAGCCACTTGCCAGAATGCACGTACTCTTTGAGCACGTCGCCAATCACCGAAGCGATCACCGGGTGATATTGATCAAGCAATGGCAGCCTGTCAAAAAGATTCAACATGCGATGTTTTAAGTTCATCTCTTGCTCCTCATGTTTGGCAGCAGGATCGCGAACTCGAGCGCAGCCCCGTCGCCGTGTTTGAGCTGGTCAATCGATATCCCGATCCTGATATACGAAAGGATCTGCGCGCCAAAATTGTACTGCACATATCCAACCCTGGTGGTCTTAAACTTATAAGCCATGCCGACATAAAAAATCCGCTCCATGACCAAGTAATCAAGCCTGATGCCAGGCCGCTCGCCAACATACATGGTTAAATATGACAGCGAGTTGTTCAATGGGATGCCTATCCCGTATGTGACCTGCTTGATGTTGATCTCATGCTGGCTGGCCAGCATTACCCCGGTCTCAACTGCCTGTCCAAAGGACAGCACGCATAGCACAAATAATAAAATAATAGTCTTCATTTCACTTTCCTCCTTGGCTCTCGGCCATTAATTTTTTTTCGTACTCCAATATCGTTTTATCCCAGCGTACTCTCACCGGCCTGGCAGGATTGCCGATATACAATCTCCACGGTATCGTCATCCCGCGCACAAAACTCAAAGCGCCCACTGCTACGCCTTCTTGCAGCACTGTCCCAATATCAACCACCGAGTTGGTGCCAATGATCACGTGCTTGCTGATATTCACCTTCCCAATCCTCAATCCCGGCTTGTACTTTAGCGGCACGGTCGGATTGGTCATCCCATTTCCCATGTAATCATCGGTACCAGTGATCACCTTGACGCCCGGAGCAAGAGTACTAAAATTATCGATATAACATTCACCGCCGCCGAAGATCATACAGAACGAAGCAATATGAACATAGTCACCAATAATCACTCTAACTCCGCCGATGATCTTAGTAAACGCGTCGATACGTACATTATCACCGATCTCAATGACGCCTGGATTTATGAACACTGCTAGCTCGTCGATCAAGACGTTGTTGCCGTACTTCTTAAATCCAAAATTACTTAGATTTTTCCATGCCATCATTGACCTCCTGTACCTTTTTTCTCATGATTGGATCGCGCTCGGTCTTGGTGCCGATCGGCTTGATCTCCAACACTACTGAGTCGGTTAAACTTTTAAAATAATGAGGTTTATTAATGATGAAAAATACATCTGATTCATTAATTGGATCACCTAAATCAAGGTGCATTCCATTCAATTCAATTTCACCATCAAGCAAGATAAATCTTTCCACCTGGTCATGCACGCAGCCGCCGCGCGCATACCCAGCCTTGGTAAACAGCAATGTCATCTCGCCGATGCGCGGATCGGTCAGCGTCCATATCTCACCGCGGAAATCCTCGTGTTCTTTCTTGAGCTGCATTCACTCCTCCTTTAATACTTCTTTCCGAATAAATTATCGAACCATCTGTTGACATCTCTGATCCATTCATGCTTGTG